AAGTGGGATAGTGCTGAGATATACTGTAAAAAGAAAGGTTATAAGTTTGTGATTATTACGGAAGATGTTTTAAAACATTGGTCAACAGTTTCGCCATTATAACAGATAAATAGTATTATGACAAGCTTTGCACAACAATTAAGAAGTAGGTTATTTGGCGGCGTATTAGGTGGTTCATCTAAAGCGACAGCAGCTGCAGGTGTAGACCTGTCCAGAAAAACAAAACCAAATAGTTCTACGGCACACTTAGATACAGAAAAGAATCCATACTCATTTGGTACAGTACAATATCCAGATGATTTAGGTACAGCAGAATTTGGTCACTATATCATGTTTTACATTTACGAAGTTGCAAAGAGTAAATATGCAGGACCACAAACAGAAACAAGCGAAGTCACAAGAGAAAATGTACATGGTGTTCAAACAAAACAACAGATTACAAAAAAACATAAAAAGCAAGATGGTATTACATCATCTGCTAAAACAAGTCAACCTTTAAAAGGTGCTGAACTTGCACAAAGAGATAAAACTATCTCTATGTCTGGCGCATTAAAAAGAAGTGGTAGATTAAAACGTACTAGTGATGTTATATCATTGTACATGCCACCTAACTTTAAATCAGATTACAAAGCAAATTATAAAAATTCAGAAACAGGTCTTGCAGGTGTACTTGGTCAACAACTTGCAGAAGCAACAAGTGTTGACGGTATGTTAAAACAACTTGGTAATACAGGTACATTCAATACAATTATGAGTGCGTTAACAGATACGTTGACTATGAAATTAGCTGCTGGTGGTGCTGACTTAATTGGTGGTGGTGATTTACAAGGTGTATTAAGAAAAGGTCAACAGAAAGCATTGAACCCGGCAATAGAAGCAATATTCCAATCAGTTGATTTACGTTCATTCAACTACAGTTTTAGATTTACACCAAGAAGTGAAAGCGAAGTGCGTACAGTAGATAATATTATCAAACTATTTAAGTTTCATATGTTACCTGAAAGAGTACAAAACCAATCAGTTGGTAGACACTTGATATTCCCTAGTGAGTTTGAAATCTATTATATGTTTCAAGGCGTAGAAAATCAATGGTACCCATTTACAGGTCAATGTGTACTTACAGACATGAGCGTAACATACGGTCCTGGTGGTGAAAGTCAACACTTTAGACCAGTTGACGGAAGTCCACCACCTACAGAAATTAATATGTCATTGACATTTACTGAAACAGAAATAATGACAAAAGAAAAAATAGTAGAAGGATATTAAGATGTACTTTGAAAAGTTTCCTACATACGAATACGACCTAAAGAACACAGATAAGCGTACACTTATAACAGATTTATTAAGACGTGTCAACCTGAGAAGTAATGTCGCAGCTAATACACTTGTTTTTGATGAGTATAATGTTGCTGATGGCGAAAGTCCTGACATTGTTGCGTCTAAGTATTATGGTAACAGCATGTATCATTGGGTTGTGGTCACAGTAAACAATGTGAAGTCGCATTATGACTGGCCGCTTGACCAAGTTGCATTGTCTCAATATGTCATTGACAAGTACGATAATCCAGACGGTACGCACCACCATGAAGTAAATGCGTCTTCAGGTGATACAACACGAAAACTTACAGTATCAAGCGACACAGCAGGCGCAGTAGCCGTGACTAATTACGAATATGAACAAACTCTTAATGATGATAAACGTAAAATACGTCTTTTAGATAGAGGTTACGTCTTACAATTTAAGGAAGAGTTTGAGAAACTAATACAAAGGTAACCTGAATGAACCAAGCAGGTGATTATAAACTAGATAGCATACTATTACATGCGCCAACAGGCACAATTGATATCAAAACATTGATGGTAGAATTGAATGTGTACGAAAGTATCCACACTAACGCAATGTATGGCAACATAGTCATTGCTGATACAAACAATCATATACAGAATATGCCTATTATAGGGCAAGAGTTATTAGAGTTTAAGTTTGGTACAGACGATAATCCAGATAACGAAAGCATAGATTTTACAAGACATAAGGCAAGAATATACAAGGTATCAGACCAAGTGCGTACCGCTGAGAGACAACAGGTCTATACATTACATTTTACAACGCAAGAAGCAATACAAAATCAACAGACAGCGTGTAAACAAGCATACGAGGGTACAACAGACGAGATAGTTGCAAATATATTACTCAATGTATTAAAGACAAAGAAAAGTATTGCGACAGAAAATTCATCACAAGGTGGTAAGTTATTAGGTAATCACTCAACACCATTTGATTTCATTACCAAGATGTTAACAAAACGTTCTTGTAGCGCACAATTTGACGCACAAGGTTACCTATTCTATGAAAACCATCGTGGATATAACTTCCGTTCTTATAAAAATCATACACATAGAACACCAGGTGTAGAAAGAACCGTACAAGAAGAATACATTGTACAACCTAGTGAACGTAATAGTAGTATAGCGGAAGACATGAAGTCCGTATTAGAATATCGTATAATGAAAAACCAAGATGTGATGGCAGCGATTAATACAGGATTAACAGCGAGTACAAATTACAATTACGACTTTACGAACAAATCCTTTTCTGTTCTATTCAATAACTACATGGAAAACTTCACACAAGAAGTACATACAACAGTAGGTAAGAATATAGGGTCATTGTTTACCATGACACCAGAAACAAATAATGGCGACACATTGTTTGATAAGAATGACAGTAAGATAATGATTACAACAAAAGATGTCGCATTACACAGTCAAAAGAAAGGTGATGGTAAATACGACAATCACACAGGTAAAACACAACAACGTAACCACGATAGATTACAACATGACCAGATAGCCGCAAAATGCACAGTCTTTGGAAATTCTAATCTAGCCGCAGGTGACCTCATACACCTACGAGTTCCTTCCTACGAACCACTCGACAAGACTAGCACAAGAATACACGACGCTTTCCTCTCAGGTCGTTGGCTACTGACCAACGTAGTGCATACGCTAAATAGTACCAGATATACAACGACATTTGATTGTGTGAGGGATTCCGTAGAACAACCTTACACAAGTACAGACCAAACGATATTACAGAATGTGGATAACGAATGATACTTACAATAAACAACGAAGATTACCATACATTTGATGTCGCTTTATCAGACGAACAACGAGGTACGTTAATTTCAATGATTGATGATGAAATTCTCAATAACCACGACAAAACAGTATCATTATATCAAACATATGCTGATTTACATATTACCTATATGACAGACTGGAAGTTTTTTTTAGAACGTATGGAAAAATACATGCATAGTATCAATCCACATGCAATCATAGATAAATGTTGGGCAAACGTATCAACTGTAAACAATGATTATGGTATGCATAAACACACAACGCCATATACACTTGTTTATTATCTACAAAATAAATATCCTGAGTATGGTACAAACATAGACAATCAATGCATATTACCGGCAGTAGAAAATACATGTATGATAATGAATGGTCAAATACCACATAGTATTGTGAATATGCCAAAAGAAGTCGCAGAAATTAACAAACGATATAGTATAGTGATTAATTATGACGTATAGACAAAGTAATATTGAAGGTGTAACGATAAGAGACAATACAGATTACTGTATAGAACCAAATGTTGCAATAGAGATAAGTGAAGGACAACTATGCTTAACAACATATGATCCTTCGCCTATACAACATGATATAGACATACAAGAGGATACAATATTGAGAAATAGTACAAATACAAAACAATACATATACACGAAAGGTATGGTAGGACCAGTGAGTAAACAGGTCCAAAACGAGATAGTGATAAAGAAAGGTAGACAAAAGAATGTATAAGAGAGGACCACTAAAACCTTTATGTTACATGAGCAAAAGTTTACAAAGTTTACAAAATCTTGTAAATAGTTTACTGTACGCAAATGCTGTAAAGAATATGGATGCTAGTCCTTTAAAACAAACAACTTATCGACACAGGAAAAATTTTAGATGAAGAATTATTACATTGGTGTGGTAGAAGACCGTAACGATCCTGATTTACTTGGGCGTTTTCGTGTTCGTGTATTAGGTCTACACCCTATAGAACAAAACATCTTACCAACGAGTGACTTGCCATGGGCAACTGTAGTAGTACCCTCTGGTGGTAACTCTGGTCTAGGCATGACGCCGCCTTTCTTTGTAGAAGGCACGTGGGTCTATGTAACGTATAGAGACGAAGATAAACAAGAACCTCTGATCCATGGCGCATTACCAGGTCAACCCTCTAAGGCAGGACCTGAGTATGAGAATGCCAATGAAGGTATGCGTGACCCTAATGGTACGTATCCTGTAGAGGCAGGTCAGTCAGACGTAAACGAATTAGCACGTGGAGTTGTGGATGCTGCCAACCCTACGGCGAGAGAGAACAAAAGGCGAACATCGCTGGCGACAGCGGACTTTGATGGATTTGAGATACCCACAGTAAGCGGTAACCTCAACGTAGTGCAGTCAGCAGGTAGTTCTTTTGACATGCCGGCAATACTAGCAGGTACATATGCACCTGTCTACCCTTTTAATCATGTCTTTGCAACAGAAACAGGTCACGTCCTAGAGTTTGACGATACAACTGACAAGAGAAGGGTACACCTATCCCATGCTTCAGGGTCCTATATGGAATACAGTAATGACGGTACCCTTGTCAATTCTATTATATCAGATAAATACGATATTGTCAACAGCAATCTTTTTGCCTTTACAGGTGGTAACGAAGTACAGACGATAGACGGAAGTTTAAAGGTCAAGGTCAATAAGAGTGACACGACAGGCAATCACTATGACATAGAAGTAGGTACAGGTGCCAACATTAACATTATGGTACGAGGTGGTGACTTAAACATGAACGTCAAAGGTAATGTCAATCAATTCATAGATGGTGACATGAACGCCTCTATGGACAACTTACGACTAGACGCTTCAAACAAAATTACAATGAGTGCAGGTGGTCAGATACACATAGACGGTGGTTCTGTAAACATAGATGGTAACCCTATAGACTTAAACTAAGGCATAGGGCATGTTATACTGAGCTACTGCTGGTAATCTATAAATGTAATAAAGATACTAAGAGATAGAGGAGACACAACGAAACGATTTATTAAAGAATGGGGTTGGACAAACATTATACTAAGTGGTACATTAGGTGCATATCTAGGTTATGTTTTTCTATTGGCGGCAATCAATACATTTTGTGATTGTATCTAACAGCCCACTACGTCAATACTGGAGCAAGTTTATTTCAGTTACATAAGTAATATTGTATATACATGGTGTGCTGAAAGCGAGAGTGGAAGGCACACTAAATAGTAGAAATGGAACATAATCATTGTGGTACGCCAGATTGTTGTGGCGAATGTGAAACTAATGAACAGGAGAATACTATGTCAATTAAAGAACTTATGGAAGAAATAGAAAAATTAAAAGCAAGAGTTGCAGAATTAGAAAAACAATCCAAATAGGATAACTCGTTATATTATGCAATACTTTCCTACTACTTGTATAGATGGATTCTTTGAAGACCCGGATTCAATTGTAGAACTCGCCAAGAATAAGGCAATATGGCAACCTAGTGACGATGGTAGTTGGCCTGGTGTTCGTTCTCAACCTCTACATGAACTTGATAACGACATTTATTCATGGATAATGAATAAGTATTTGTCGGCGTTCTTTAGTGAGGAAGATAAACAATATGTGTCATGGCGTTCAACGTCAGTCTTTCAAAAAATACCGGTACGCCAAGAAGAACATTGGCAAGAAGGTTGGGTACATACAGATTATCCAGACGTTCATACGTTTATCATTTATTTGACACCTGGTGCAAGCGAACAAGCAGGTACATCTTTATATACGGAGAAGGATGCATTTGCAAGTCCTAATTTTAGTAAGATTAAAAAAGCAGTTTATCTCGGTGAGATACCACCAAGCGAAGGTAAGGTATGGCGAGAGAAGTCTAACGACCAGTTTTCTGTTGATGTTACTTTTGGTAATAAGTACAATCGTTGTATAGGTTTTGATAGTAGTCTATGGCATGGTGTAAAAAACTTTGATACTGGTACACAGGATCGTTTAACCTTGATAACGTTCTTTCAACAAATCAATTGTGGTTCTTTTCCACTTCAACGTATTCGTTCTAATATAATGTCTCGGGACTAGATATAGTAGTATAAATTTATTTACACATATGCAACAGAATATGAACATAACTCTTATATATAGCATGCTTGCATTTCAGACCACCAACCTTAACCACCTATGAAGTACCTCTCGGCCAAACACATAGAGTTTCCAGAAATACACAAGGTCTACAATCTGAGTATGCTCGGCAACAAAACAGATTACGATAATCCAAACGATAAACAAAAACACAATCTATCAAAGTTATTTGAAAGTTTAGACAAACATGGTATGACACACCCTATCATCATATCTTGGAACGCATACCAAGTATCTGTCGGACATCAACGAGTATGGTATGCTAAATCAAAAGGGTACACACACATAGATTGTTACCATGTAGAAAATCAAACACAATGGGAAAAAGTTTTTAACTTTACAGCGAATGAGGAATATTTAAAATGATTGAAGTAAGAAAAACAAAAGACTATAAGTCTATGCTCTTTAATAATAAGTTTATACAAGGTCGTGTTAATGCGTCTGGAAAAATATCTTTATTGTATATGAAAGAAATAATGAAAGTGTTTTCGCATGTAGAGAATATACAACATGTTTGTTTATTGGGTCTTGGTGCAGGTAATTTGCATACAGAAATATACAATTCTTTTCCAGATGTACATATAGACACCGTTGAAATAAATCCTGAAGTCATAGAAGTTGCACACAAAGAATTTAATTTACCAAAGTCAAAACGCCTTCGTATTATACAAGGTGATGTCCATGACTATATACATGAAGTACATAACTATGATGTAGTGATTGTTGATGTGTATGACGCAGATGGTCAAGTGATGTTAGACAATCGTTGGTTAAAGAAACAAGGTAAGTGTATTGTCTATAATAGTTTGGTCAATAAGGACACTTATGTAAGTTATATAACTGAACTCAATACTTTGTACAATAGAGTACACGAACAATATAAACCTAAACTCTCAAGCGAGGAGTATAATCATATCGCATTTTGTTTTAATGACTAAAAAAATATTACACGCAAAAGAAATTACCCACCCAGACTTGTATCAAATATTAGATTTGAAAGAAGTAACTTTTAAATGGGACAAAGTACAAGGCAGTTGGACTGTTTATGCAGATAGTCAAGGTATTAATTATAAAAAATTATTTGATGACATGACAGAAAATGGTATGAAACATCCTGTAATGGTACGAAAACTCAATGAAATATATCGTAAATGGCAGGCAGGTGGTCGTAGAATTATATGGGCAAAGTTAAATGGTTATACACATATAGGTGCATATGTTTTAAAA